GGAGGTTCTCAACGTAGAAGAAAACTTTTTCCCGATTACAAATTAAATCGCAAGCCGGGCAAGCTGAATCGATTCTACGATGATGATATTCCTGATTCTGAAGACAACAAACAGAAACAGATGATTACACTGATTAACATTCTCAAATGTATGCCAGTATGTCAACTATATGTTTCTGATGTTGAGGGAGATGATATCATTGCATATCTTTGTCGTGGCCCGCTGAGAAATATGAATCGAGTTATCGTGTCGTCAGACAAGGACATGTATCAGCTACTTGATGACAAGACAAAAATATATTCACTTCACAAAAAACGCTTTGTCACAGATGCTGACCTGTTTGAGGAGTTTAGAATTAGATCTCATAATTTTGCATTGGCAAAGTGTCTATGTGGAGATGATTCAGATAACATACCGGGAATCAAGGGCATGGGATTTAAGACTGCTGCAAAGAAGTTTCCAATGCTAGGAAGCGATGAGACGATTATTCTTCAAGATTTGTTAAACTTTGCAGCGAGTCATTCTGAAGAGTCATCAGTCTATAAGCGTGTGACAGAGTGCGTAGGGGATGTTAAACGAAATTGGCAACTTGTTCATCTAGACGGTAGTATGCTATCTGCAGATCAGACGAAACGAATTGATCATGCAGTGGATACATTTGTACCCACAGTCGATAAGATTGGAACCGTACGTCGGCTCATCGCAGCAGGAATCACAGACTTCGATGTTGAAAGATTCTTCTATGAGATGTTGTCTATAGAAGGCCTCAGGTATTCCTCTGGGAAGACCTGATTAAAAGGAAATCACTAGGATCATAAATTATGAGTCAACAACTGTCAAACGAATCATTTTCACAATTTGGTAAATCTTTTCAAGAGAAACTTGTTCAAGCACTATTAGTTGATCATAAATTTTCTGAACAGATGACTGAAGTTATCAACATTGATTACTTTGAGGTTAACTACCTTAAATTTTTAGCAGATCGTTTCTTTGCTTATTCAAAGAAGTATAAGGTCTTTCCTACACTTCAATTGCTTGTTACTATTATTAGAGATGATCTTAAAACGGGCACTGATGTAATCTTAAGAGATCAGATCATTGACTATTTGCAACGTATGAAGTCCAATCCAGATCCTGGCGACCTTCAGTATGTCAAGGATCGATCTTTAGACTTCTGCAGAAAGCAAGCACTTAAACAAGCTTTGGAATCTGCTGTCGATCAGATGCAGGCAAATAAGTATGAATCAATTGTAGAGACAATCAAGAAGGCTGTTCAGGTCGGAACAGCCCCGTCTGTCGGTCATGATTTCTTCAATGAACTTGATGCACGCTTTACACGTCTCAAGAGAGATACAATTCCGACGCGCATGTCAGAGCTTGATAAAAAAGAGATTTTTAACGGTGGTAGCGGCAAGGGCGAGCTTTTGTGCGCAGTCGGCGCAACCGGCGCCGGAAAAAGTCACTTTCTTGTTATGCTTGGTGCAAATGCTCTACGTGAGGGTAAAAATGTTTTGCACTACACATTTGAGCTTTCAGAAACATCTGTAGGCATTCGTTATGATTCCAATCTATGTGATATTGATTCTAATGAAGTAATCGACAGACAAGATGATGTAAAAAAGTGTTATGAGAATAATGCTCTTGGCCGTCTATACATCAAGGAATATCCTACTAATTCTGCGTCTGTCTATACTTTAAAATCACATATTGAACGACTCGATCTAAAGGGATTTAAACCAGACATGATTATCATTGATTATGCTGACATCATGAGATCGACTCGTCAATTTGATTCATTACGTCATGAACTAAAGTTAGTTTATGAGGAATTGCGCGGCCTTGCTATGGAATTACAAGTGCCAGTCTGGACAGCATCACAAGCTAATAAGGAAGGCGCGAATGCAGAAGTTATTGATATGACCAATATGGCCGAAGCATATGGTAAGGCAATGATTTGTGATGTAATCGTTTCTGTATCGCGACGCCCTCATGAAAAAGCAACAGGCTGGGGTCGTCTTTATATTGCGAAGAACAGAGCAGGCCGAGACGGCCTCATTTTCCCAATAAAGATGAATACAGCACGAAGTCTCTTTGAAATAACAGGCGCTGCAGATGCTCCTGATAATTCAAATGTTTCTGCAGAAGATATTCAGAAGCAGGCACTTAGGGCACGTTGGAAGGAACTTAAGGCAGAACTCCCGTCGCCTAAAATTTCTGTAAATGATATCAACCCCACTATCGAACCTGTTGTATAGTTAGTTGTCCGTCACGAGGAAACAAAGTCAAGCATGACAAAGTACACAAGAGAAGACGCATTAAATGTATCACAGGTTTATTTCAATGGAGACGAGCTTGCAGCATCAGTATTTGTTGATAAATACGCATTAAGAAATACTGAGGGCGAATTTCTTGAAACACATCCGACTCATATGCATAGACGTCTTGCAAAGGAATTTGCACGAATCGAGTCAAAATATCCAAATCCAATGTCAGAAGATGAGATCTTTGGATATTTTGACAGATGGGAAATTGTTCCTCAGGGTTCACCGATGTCAGCAATAGGAAATCCATATAAGATTCAGTCGTTATCAAATTGTTTTGTCATCAAATCACCAGAAGATTCTTATGGTGGCATAATGTTTGCTGATCAGGAACAGGCACAAATAATGAAACGCCGCGGCGGCGTAGGATTTGATATATCAACACTTCGTCCAAAGGGCATGAATACAGCCAATGCAGCCGGCACAACTGATGGCATTGGAATTTTCATGGAACGATTTTCAAATACATGTCGTGAAGTTGCACAGGGCGGCAGGCGAGGCGCTTTGATGTTGACAATTTCAATTAAAAGCCTCGATATTGAGACATTCATTAATATCAAACGAGACTTGAAAAAAGTTACAGGCGCAAATGTTTCAATTAAGCTCACTGATGATTTCATGAAAGCTGTAAAGGATGACACAAACTTCACACTTCAATGGCCCGTTGACGTTCCAATAGAAGAAGCACTATCGACTCGTGTAGTTAAGGCAAAAGATATTTGGAATCAGATTGTAGATGCTGCATGGACGTCTGCAGAACCAGGTCTCTTATTCTGGGACACTGTAAAGACGTGGACGCCTACTGAAGCATATGCTAGCAAGGGATATGCGAGCACATCTGTCAATCCTTGTGGTGAATTAGTGCTTAGTCCGTATGATAGCTGTAGACTCCTTTTGATCAATTTGACAAAATTCGTTAATAATCCATTTGAGAAGACAGCAAGTTTTGATTTTGAACGCTTTGCTATTGTAGCAGTAAAGGCACAACGTTTAATGGATGATCTTGTCGATCTTGAAATGGAGGCTGTAGATAAGATTTTAGCAAAAATCAAATCAGATCCTGAATCAAATTCTGTAAAGCAGCAAGAAGCTGATCTCTGGCTTAAGATTAAAAATGCTACATCTGGCGGAAGACGAACAGGACTAGGCGTCACTGGCTTAGGAGATACACTTGCATACGTTAACATTCGTTATGGCTCTCAAGATTCTATTGAACAAACAAGCAGCATATACAAATCGCTCTCTCATTCTGCTTATCAATCATCGATTATAATGGCAAAGGAACGAGGGCCATTTCCAGTATATGATTTTGAACTTGAAAAGAATAGCAAATTCTTGTGCAGATTAATGGCAGAAATGCCCGAATCAGTTGTAAATGAATGGAAGCAATATGGTCGCAGAAATATCGCACTAACTACAACAGCACCAGCTGGTTCAGTTTCATGTCTTACACAAACGACAAGTGGAATCGAACCTGCATATCTTCTTGCTTATACACGACGCAAGAAAATTACAGCTGAATCAGGTGATGTCAGTGTTGATTTTATTGATCCGATGGGTGACAAATGGCATGAATTCAAAGTTTATCATCATGGATTTAAAAAGTGGATGGAAGTAACAGGAAAATCTGAAGAGAACATCAAGGAATCGCCATATTGGGGTGCAACATCAAATGACATTGATTGGAAGATGTCAGTCGCACTTCAGTCAGCAGCTCAGCAATATGTATGCCATAGTTTATCAAAGACATGCAATTTACCAAATGAAGCAACACGAGAACTTGTATCTGAAATTTACATGTCTGCATGGGAATCAGGTTGTAAAGGATTTACAGTATATCGAGACGGATGTCGTTCAGGTGTATTAATAAAAAATGAAGAAAAGAGCGTAGAAGAATCATCAATACAACCTGTAGAAGTCATTGAAAATCATGCACCAAAACGACCCAAGGAATTACCTTGCGATATTCATCGAATTAACGTGCGTTGCACTGAAGGAACTGAAAGCTATCTGGTGCTTGTTGGTAAGCTGGCCGGACGACCATACGAGGTATTTTGCGGCGTATCTGCACATGTCGAGGTGCCGCGTAAATCAAAGGTTGGCACACTTATCAAGAATGTAAAGAAATCAGGAATGGCAACATACAATTTGTCAATTCCTATAGGTGATGATGACTGCCTTCTCTTTAAAGATGTCGTAAATTTGTTTGATAATCCCAATCATGGTGCACATACCAGAACAGTTTCATTGGCATTGCGGCATGGAATTCCAATTAGTTTTGTCTGTGAACAATTGAGAAAAGACAAACACAGTGATATGCAGAGCTTCTCGTCAGTCTTGTCAAGAGTTCTCAAGGGCTACATTCCAGATGGAACAGTATCAGCTTCAGACAAGACATGCCCATCATGCGGCGTCGATGGCTTAATTTACATCGAAGGCTGTGTGTCATGTGTTGGTTGTTCTTACAGCCGATGCGGTTAACAAATACACAATTTTGAACTGTAACAGCCTATTTACAAATTGGAGACGTCAATATGACCATAGCAAAACGACAACTTTCACAGATTCAGAATATCCTTCGTGAAGGATCTGATGAGATTATACAAGCACAAAAAATTAGAAAAGTACTGCTTGATGAATCATTAGAGCGATATGATAATGAAAAATTTAATTCCATTGCAATTGAAGTTGTAGATGAGGATGGTCAGGATTTAGCGCTTAATTTATTGACTCAATTTAATCCAAAACTTTTCTATAGATTAGCAGCATTTTCAAATGGTACTAAAATGTTTACATATAAGCACCACGGCAAGCAGTTAAGGAATGATATCGAATATTTCGATGCTGATGGATTAATGGAACTGAAACGTGAGTTTGCTACTGATGTATCTGCTGCATTGGAAAAATATGCACTTGAGATTTCAGAACTTGTTGCACATATGGCTGAAGGTGAATCTTCGCAAGGCAAAATGAGTGATTATGTGCCTGGTTACGGGTCTGACGATACGGACACAGTCTGACATGTCACAAGCTGATTTCAAAATATTACGTTCTGTCATTGAAGAAGAACTAAAAATCAAAGCATACAAAGCGAAAAAGCTTAAGGAAGATTATGCCAGAGGGATCCCAGACTTTGCATTGTCACAGGTATCTTCAGAAGCATGCGAGAGTCTAAAGCGGTATATCGTTCGTTACATACAGACTGTGTCATCTAATGCTACACAAAAGAGAGAGATGATAGGTGCAGCAAATGCAGTGCTTGAGAAACTTGAAACAGATCTCAAAGCAAAAATGGAAGATAGTCTCTTGCAATTTATGCGGAACACATAGTTAATACTTGCGGAAGAAAGATGAAGTGATGGAACACCGCCGGCCGCGTCGAGGTACAACATGAAGATAAAATTATCACAGCTAAGATCGATTATAAGGGAAACAATTGACAGTGATTTCACAGAAGATGAAATGTTAAATTTTCGACAAGGATTGGGCGTAGAACGCACTGGCTCAGTTATGGGTAAACAACCTGATAATGCAGCTTATGCGCTCACGAAAAAGAAAGCAAGTGCTGCTTACGAAAATGCAATGAAAAAACATGCATCATCATGGACAAACTACTCTAAAGAAAACCCAAAACTTGATGATTATGAGCTTACAGATATTGCAATGGATTCACTTGTAGATTTTTTTGACAATAATCCGGATTGGGGTCATTGGGCACAGATTCTGAATCTCTCCCGCGATATAATTAAAGAAGAAGTGTCAGCCGCTGTATGTCAAGCGATGGGCATAGATGTTTATCAATAATTGATAAAAAAACAAATAACATGAAGATTACAACAGATCAGCTTAAGCAGATAATCAAGGAAGAGCTGAAAAAAAGTCAGCCTGCTAAACAATTGAATCTTCCGTTTCTTGGCGGAAAAGTTACTGTAAAGTGGAGCTGGAAGCAAAACTTACTATTTCCAGGTGTTCTTTTCTTAAAGAAATATGTACCAGGAATGTCAAAAGCCGCAATCGCAAAAAGAGAAGAAGCAGTTGCAAATAGAAGAATCGTGTTTAATGATCTGCAGACCGCTGAAGCTTTCAAGAAAGACCTTAAAGACTGTGCAGATTATTCTATTGGAAACATGGGCGGTTCAGATATGAAGATTACTATCGAGGAATCAAAAAAAGCTGAATCTTCAGACGTATTAGCAACCATTCGTCGTCAGGTTCGAAAGATCATGCTTGAACGAATGAAGTGACACAAAGCTGTGTCATTTGTTAAATGACACCGTGCAGCGTATATTTGCTCAATGCCGCCTCAAGACAATACTGTAGAGTTAATTGGTGTTTACGGTTCTGATGAGACTCATGCACTTTCTGCATGGACATCTACTTCAAGAGAATTAACGCCTGAGAAGAAAGCAAGAATTCCTGCTCTGCTCTCAACACTGGCAAAAGATGGTCATCATACTGTTTTTGAGAAATCATCACTGCATTTTCTTATAACAACTGACGTTGCAACACATATTCAGCTGTGTAAGCATCGTATAAGTGTTTCTGTAAATACCGAGAGCGCAAGATATAAAGAACTAAAAGATGACAAGTATTATGTGCCATGTGATTTCGTCCTTGAAGAACGAGAACATTACATAGCATATATGGAAAATTCATTGCAAGAATATCACGATGCGCTGAAACGACTTGTCGCAGGTGGAATGGATAGAAAGCGTGCAAAGGAAACAGCGCGGTTTTACCTGCCATATGCAAATCAGATAACTCAAGACGTCATGTTTAATTTCAGAAGCTTTCATCATTTTCTCAAGCTTCGTTATGAAAAAAATGCTCAGGTAGAAATAAGGAATATTGCTGGGGAAATGTTACGACTTGTTTCTGAGGCCGGCGCGTTTGAACATACATTGATCGCATTCGGATACACGTTATAATTGAAACGAAAGATTTTGTATTCTTGTGCTTGAAAATGTTCTAAGCCTAGATGTAATATCTTGCAACAAGGAGCTGTAGAAAACATCTAAATGTCAAAGATAATCGCAATAGAGGGCCCAGATAGGGTAGGTAAGAAATCTCAATCAAAGCTCCTCAAGGACAACCTGGTCCGTGCAGGTTATAGATGCGCATTGATCGAAGTACCTGTAAGTGATAACCTTACATATAGTATCATTTATTGGATGCTTGGCAATGGTCTTGCCAAGAAGCTTCCAAAATCATTTCAATGGATGCAATGTCTTAATCGATGGATTTTTCAGACATTCAAGCTTGTCAACATAGAACACAATTTTGACTATATCATCTTTGACAGGTGGAGTCTCTCTACAGTCGTGTATGGAGCTGTCGAAGGATTGTCAGCTTCTGAAATCGATACACAATATCAACTGATTCGTAAGCCTGATATTACATTTATCATGCTTGGTGATGCACATCCACATGTTGCAGAAGATCATTATGAAGCAGACGCAGAATTACAGGAAAATGTAAGGCTTGTCTATGCAAATTGGGCAGAATGTAATTCAGATGAATGCATCGTGCTAGATTGCAACCAGCCGCAAGAAGACATAGCAAATGAAATTGTGCAATGCCTTATTGAATGCGGCATTGTACCATCTGATTCAGATTCTGAGATTGAAGAAGATTCACTAGTTCACTAGAAAAAGGAAAAAATTATGATCGAAAACAATGACATGTACTTGGCTGACAGCGTTCTTCATAGAGTAGTTCAAATCGTTCAGGAGGGATTTCTTCTTGGCGTTGATGTGTCAGATCTACTTCGACAAATTCGTCTTACGACAGACGAAACAGAACCTGGCGCGCTGATTCTAACAAATGTATATTCTGCGTCTGTCGATAAAATGCATGAAAAGTATCTGGAAGATGCAAAGCGACTAGCAGCAGGTGCTGGTGGCATTGTTGTTACTTGATCTAATATTTCTTAAAATTAGTTTTTGAACATATATAGTTAGATCAGGGACACAGCAATGAAACTAACATCAACACAGCTTCGTACAATTATAGTTGAAACTATGAATGAGGCAAAGGCTTCAAAAAATGAAGGTGGTCCGAATCATGCCGCATTTATTGCAAAAATTGATGTTATCACTGATGCGCTGTCGACAAAATTAGAGAGTGCAAAGTCGCTTGAAAAAGCAATAGAAGTTGCACAAGCTGCTGCTGAACGTATTATGAAATTAACAATGGCTGCTTCTGCAAAAATTGAAAAATCAAAGCCTGCAGCCGAATATGTTCCTGGGCGTTCATTTCGTGGCGCGCCGCGCACCCGGCTCGCCGACTGGTAAATCATAATCTTGGAAATATAAATACAATGAATGATTCAACGCTTCGATACAAGCTATATGAGGCAGCAATCGTAGCTGGAATAAATTCTGATCAATATGATAACTTGTCTGAAGGGATGTTTGATTTCTTCAAGGATATTTTTCGAGATATAAAAGCAGGAAAAGAAACAGCCTCAGGAACTGCTGCTGCAATTAAGAAACTTTTTTCTGATAACAAAAATAAGGTGATTGTCAAGGAATTTACTCAAGACTTCAATAAGCTTGCTATGGCCGCTTCAAAGGCTGGAATTGGTAGAGAAGCTTTGAAAAGTATTGTCGACGGTGTTTTTGCCGACGTTTCAAAGAATCTGACGTCAGGACAATCACCACAAGACAATGTAACGTCCGATATTAAACCAGGCACTGCAATCGATCAAAACAAAGCAAATGAAGCAGTTCCTGCACTTGCATCTGTCGCAGCACAGATCGCCGGATCAGATCCAGAAAAAGCAAAAGAGCAAGTCATTAAAAATAAAATCAACGTGCCAAAGGCAACACAGATTCTTGCAAAGGCACTTGAAAATACTACACGTGTTGCTGCTGACAAAATTCAAAAAGTTATTGATGTGCTTATACAACACAATCATATGGTTGCAGAATCACGTCATAAATCACTTTCAGATAGTCTTCTCGAGGCTCGCAAAGTTGTTTTTGCAAAGAGTCAAATAGAACGATTGAATGTTATTGCTGGAATCATTACAGAAAAAGATGAAAGCAAATCTGGCAAAACAATCGTAGGTATTCGTCCGTCACTAGTTGCTGCAATCAAAGATATTCGTCAAAAATATACTTCTGAAGAGATTAGCGATGATGAGCTTCTCAAGATATTGAAAACTCTTGATGATCTAGACTCAATAAAAATCAAGTAATGTAATTCCTCATATTTGCGGTATATGATGAATCAATGAAGTCCGAGCTTAGTGCAGCACTTTGTGCAAAATATCCGCAGATCTTTGCAGATCTTCTTGTTGCAGGCAAGAAGATTCCATTTTATATAGAAGCACCTGACGGTTGGTATGATCTGATCGATCTGTTGTGTAAACAGCTTATGTTTGCAACAGATGCATCAAGTTCTGATCCTGTTCCTATTGTTTTACAGGTTAAGACAAAGTTTGGTGGTCTTCGATTCTATGTTGGCGGAGCTTCTAATCGTGTGTCAGGAATGATTAGCATGGCAGAGGCAATGTCACATATTATTTGTGAGATGTGTGGAAATAAGGCAAAGACTCGAAACGAAAGCTGGGTCATTACTTTATGTGATGATTGCCACAAAGCACGTAAGCAGAGTAAAAAGTGAAGAAATATGAGTGGATGACAGATGTTCATCTTGATCATCTTGAACGTTCTGGTGGAATAGATCATGTCAAGAATGATTTTGTCAGGCAGATAGGCAAAGACGTTGATGGTATCATGATCACAGGTGACATATCGCTCGGAAGTGATATCGTAAGACATCTTGAGATCATCGATTCTATTGTCGACAAGCCTGTTTATTTTGTTCTAGGAAATCATGATTTTTACAAGGGCTCTTTTCAAGACACTCGTCAAGCAGTCATAGATTGTGCAACATCTTCTAAAAATTTGAATTATATGACATCAAAGTCATTTATTTCACTTACCAATGACACAGCGATTGTAGGACATGATGGTTGGTATGACGGCTATCATGGTGATGCTATTTCATCGCCTTACATAATGTCTGATTGGCTTCAGATTGCAGAGTACATCAATGCAGGTGCACTGCATAAATTTCCGTCACAGATTCCAACACAATTTTACGTGCGTCCAAATTTTGGAATCATCTTAGGAATATCACGTCAACAGGCTATGAATGCTGCACAACATGTTCTTGATAGCGCAACGTTGGCTGCAAAGACGCACAAGTCTGTTTTCATCATGACGCACGTTCCGCCGTTTTTAGATTTATATATACGAAAACCAACTGACGGAGAAGTTTCTGCGGCGCCGTGGTACACTTCAAAGTTTATGGGTGAAGCAATCATTGAGATTGCAAATTTACATCCTGATGTACGATTTGACGTTTTTTGTGGTCATACTCATCAGAAAAAAGACGTCCAAATTTCAAATAATGTCTTTGGTCATGTAGGACCTTCTGCTTATGGAAGTCCTCAGTGTGCAGGCATTATCATTGCAAATTAAATCGTGAATACGTTGTTATATCGAATTGTGTACCATACACATGTTAAACATGCAAATAAATTCATTTGAAGACGGTCACGCAATTAATGGAGATTGTACAGATCCTGCTATCATAGACGAAGTAAAGCTATTACTGGGTGATGATCTTGCATCTCTTGTTGCAACAGATCCACCGTATGGAAACGTGATCAATGAGAAATGGGACAAATGGCGCGACGGCCAACGAGCATTTGTTGACTGGATGATGGAATGGACAAATAATTATTCTGATCTCTTGATACCTGGCGGTGCCATGTATGTTTGGGGCGGATATGGTGTCCCGGGATTTCGTCCTTTTTTCGAGTATGCTTCTCGTGTAGAAGATGATACGCCGATGAAGATTGCGAATCTAATAACGTGGTCAAAAAAGAGAGCGTATGGTGTACAGAAAAATTATCTAGCAACACGCGAAGAAATTCTGTACATGATAAAGGGTAGCGTAAAAACGACTGCAACGTTTAACATACCACTGCTTACGAATAAGCGTGGTTATGCTGGTTATAATACCAAATACCCAGCAAAGTCAGAGTTTTACAGACGAACAAATGTTTGGACAGACGTAACAGAGATCTTTCGAGGAAAAGTTCATCCAACACAAAAACCATTGCGCGTAGTTGAGATTCCAATCGAAGTGAACACAAATCCAGGCGACTGGGTTATTGATCCCTTTGCAGGTTCTTTGTCAACGGCAATTGCTGCCCGTAAATTAGGTCGCAAATGGATCTGCATTGAAAAAGATGCAAGCATTTATAATGCAGCAATTGCAAGTCTAACGTCAGGTGCACAACGCAAGAGATGAAGTATTACTAGATTATATTGACATTGTCTGCCGGCGACACTCAGATTATGTTTCAAAAATTTGCTGTGTAGACAACAGGACAATTTAATAGATATTTCAGAATGTCACAATGAAGCATTCACTTCTTCTAAACGCAGACTGCACACCGCTCAATTTTGTCCCGAGCGTCCGTGCATTCAATTTGATTTTTAATGGTCGCGCAGAAGTGATGTCCCTCGGTGTAGGTCTTAGCATTTGGGATGATAAGCTTATAACAGTAACAAAATCTTATGACGTTCCAGCGACAATAAGACTTCTATCACGCGTCAATAGACGCAGTATGGTGCCTCGTTTTAGAAAGCATTCTGTTTTTAGTCGTGATAATTGGCAATGTCAATATTGTGGAGTCGACCTCACTGCTAGTTCTAGAACTGTCGATCATGTAGTTCCTAGATGCCGCGGCGGCACCAATTCATGGAAAAATTGTGTTGCATCGTGCAGGCGATGCAATTCTAAAAAAGGCAATCGTTCACTTTCTGAATCGGGCATGAGTCTAAAAAAGAATCCGATTGAGCCAAGAATAACACATTTTTGGGAAATGCGAAACTATGCTTCATGGCATCCTGACTGGCATGCATTTTTTGATTCGAACGATACATATAGAGCGTGAATCTCTACTTACTTCGTCAAATTATTTTAGAAAGTGATGCTGCTTATGCAGGCATGTTCAAAAAAGGTGACGAAATCTTGTATGGTAAGTACAAAAATAAAAAAGGCAAGATCAAAGACATCTATCTAGATGATAATGATCGTCCAACGATTGATATTGAACCATTCCCAAAGGGCAAAAAGAAGACTGTATCAACTGGTCTGTACAAGATATGGTCACCAAAAGAACCTTTTGTCATAGATGATGTCAAAGAATCATTTTTGGATCTTCGCAAATTCATTCGAGAAGAATTGTCAGGTTCTGATCCAAATGAATCATATGACAAAGACCTCGTAGATGATCCCGCATTCAATAAAGACAGCGTTTATGTTCCTAATGACGTAAAACAAAAGATCAAAGGTTGGGCTAAAGACATGAAGTTGTCTCGATAATCTAAGATTTTCTCTTTGATGAATACTTATTCGTCAGGAGTCTATGTAGTATGCACTTGAAACTTAAAGAGTTGCAGCAAGTTGTAAAGAGAACGATGAGAGACGAGAAGTCTCACATTGCACTTCGCGAAGAGCTTACGCGAGTTCTTGGCCAGGGAATAGAAGGAAAAGGAGACTATATCAGTGTTGCAAAAGCAGCCAATGAACAATTGGATATTCTTGAATCTACCGGAAGATTTCCGCGTCAAGGATCGTTCAAATTATCTGTGCTTGTTGAAGCAATAACAAGTCAGTCTTCAGCAGTCAGAAAACTGGCTGCAAGAGTACTTCCTGAAAAATTTATCAGAAATATGATTAATGATTCAGAGTCGAGCGTTCGAACTGCAGCTGCAAAGCGGCTGTCCTACGCTCAGATAAGGGAAGCAATTCGTAAATACCCGGGTGATGATCAGCTGCGATATATTGCAAAAGCAAAGAGACTTGCTGAGGCAGGTCTTCCGACACCAAAGGCTGAAGACGAACCTTTTGACATGTATGGCGATAAGCCAATGGGCGATTCAGGCAAAACCCAAGAGGGTGATGACATGTCAGATGCTTGGTATGAACGAAAAGCAATTGATATTTGCAAACAATTCGGTTCGAATATTGAAGGCCAATGGGAAGAGATAATCGCAACTAGAGTTGTTGCATCACACTATTCTACGATGCGCGTGATGCTTGATAGAGAAAAGCTTCTCAAAGCAATTTATGACAATATTAAGACTAATGAGGATGCAGTTCTTGGTGAAGGTTCATTAAAATCATTGATTCATAGACTTCGTAGTGATTCTCATCTTGATGAATCATTTATGCCTGTCATTGAAGAATCAAATGATCCAATAAAATCTCTTCTTGAATCTAATCTTTCTCCTTCTGATTATGTGAAAAAAGCAGAAGAAGTTTTCACAATCAGGAAATCGACTGTGCCTGCTGGAATTAAGAAATTCAGAATAGGCGAAAACAGACTCATAGACACAATGATCCCTGTCAAGGGACAAATGCCAGATGGCAAATGCATTAATTCAATTGCTGAACGAGCACTTGAGACATATGTCAAACACTGGAATGGCCAGCAATCACTCCGCGGAGAACCATACACGTTAACGTGGAATCACAATCCAATGGGCATGGATATTGTGGGTTTTAACGTTACGTTAAAGTAAGTCAAGGATTTATGAAGAGACGTCTAGTAGAAACGCTTGAAATGAAGATTGTTGCCGATCCAAATGTCGAAATAGTAGTCGATAATATGATTTCTGAATGGGGTGCCGTTTCTTATCCTCAGCTTTCTGTGTTTCTTGTTCATCTCAAATTTCTATCGCAAATACACCAGACACATCATTGGACAACAAAGGGAGATCCGTTTTATGGCGATCATCTTTTATATTCTCGTCTATATGATGGTATTGCAGGAGAAGTTGATTCGATAGCTGAAAAAGCAGTGGGACTTGGTTCAACTGCAAATGTTGACCTCGTCCTTCAGACGTCACAAATCATGAAGCTTGTTCATGGCTATGGCATGTCATCGACAATTCCGCAACAGTCTGAGCTAGCAAAGAGATCATATCTTGCAGAAATGAATTTCCTAAAAGTTGCATCATGCCTTGCATCATGTATGAAAGAATGCGGAACATTGACACGTGGTCTTGATAATATGCTTCAGGGAATCGAAGACAAGCATGAAGGCCACGTTTTTCTCTTAAAACAGCGAATTTCTCAGTAATGAAGCTTGCAGAATCAAAATTGCGTCGGATAATTTCTTCAGAAATTAAAAGCGTCTTATCAGAGAAAAATTATTCATTGCGTTTTTTACTCGAGGAAAACGATTCTGTTGCTAAAAGTTCTGAAAAAAAGTCTGTAAATTGGGAAACAGGTTATGAAAGTTTCATAACTGCACTAAAAAGAAATGTGACAAGCAGAAAGGTTAAGGCTTTCATCGCCGCCGGAAAATTAGATGGCAATCCAAATGATGATAAGTTCAAGTTTTCACAAACATCTGTCAATGTTTCTGATTTGATTCCAATGCAAAATGAAATTGACACAAAAAGTTCACTGAGATATTCACTTAAAAATCCAGATAAATTTCAGATGTACGTGAAAAGCACGGGACCATTTTCACCTGGTGACAAACCAATTGTGATATTTAACGACAAGTACATTATAGACGGACATCATCGATGGGCAGAATTGTATTGTTGCAATAAAGATGCAAGTATAGAATGCATCAATGCTCAAATCGGAGGACTTGAGCCACTTGACGTACTCAAAGCAGTACAGGCAGCTATAGCAGTACAGTCAGGTGAAGTTCGAACAGAAACTGTTGATGGCATCAATTTATTGACCATCGATGATCAATCACTTGATTCGTATCTTGACAAGAACATAACAGATCAGTTCGTTATAGCGATTGAGAATGATCTTGACGTCTTAGAAAAGATAAATGCAAGCGATGATACGCTTCAGTCAATAAAAGATCATATCGTATCAAATGTGGAACAAATGAAAAATATGTCACAACCAATTGCAGGAGCTCCTACACGTGGTTTTATGCCGCAAACAAGTAATATCAACTGGGAAAAACCTCTAGCAGCAGGCATAATAGATATCGTAGCACCTCATGCGTCAAATGATGCACTTGAAAAAGTTGTCGAGAACAAAATCACAAAAAATCAATCTATAATACTTGAGCGATGGCACAAGATTGCAGGGTTAATTTCATGAATCGATCAATAACAGTTATTTTATCTTGCTTGTTCATATCAACTAGTTGTGCTA